GGGGTTTTTCTGACACACAGAAGCCTATATATATAATGTGAATACGTGTATAATATGTATGGTAACCAACTGTATGTATTCCTTTTAACTTAGTGTGCACAGGGAGCGCACAGAGGGACAAAATAATTTTTCCGATTATGTGAGATATTTCTCTTTCCAGTACTCAACTCGATCGTCAAAAGACATATCAAGCACTGGAATTGGGAGGTTTACACGCCGGCAAACCTCCCGCATTTTCGCGACTCTATCCTCATACACGGTTCTGCCATGAGCGAACCATTCATGGGTCGCACTCTCAACAACACTCACAGCCACTTCTCGCGGTGTGGCCACTGTCGATTTCAAGTTTTGATGAGTAGACTTGTAGATCGAGTCCTCACACAGCTTACCAACAGAAGTCCCAATTTCGGGGATGAAATAATCCTCCCGTTTAAGGAAATCCGCTGACTTTTCGTCTAAGTACTCAACTTGCGTAGATGATTTATCTGGATGCGTAATGGTAACACCGTATTCCTCCAAGAAATTCATGAAGGAGATGAAATGGAACTTATCAAATTCACTTTTCACAGTGCCTTTGAAATCGTCACCATACGTTAAAGCTGCAACCGCACTTCTAAAATCAACACCTGGATACAAGGAAAGGAAACCCAACCTCGCATACAGGGAACCGCATATACTGTTAATAATCACAGTCATACAATTCCCAGAAGTGTTCATATTGAAAGCTTGCAGCAACGAACCATTGAAATCCAACAAAGGATGGACAATGTCATACAACATCATCTTCATTATGTACAAATCATCCTTGTGGTATCCATGTGCTGCCGCTAAATCTATCAAGCATAAATAGGCCGCCAATGTCATCTGACTAGTCATGCGTAAGTCGTACTTTTTATAGTCCCAACCCACATGATTATCATATTTCGTAGCATGCCTCATTAGTCTAGACCAATCAGGTCCAAAAGCATTTACTCCTACAGCACACTCAGCCAACACTGGATTGCATCCTATGAACCTCGAAATCTTGAGGAAATACTTCCTCATCAAAATGGTCAGCGCAACTGGTGATCCTTGGAAGACACGAACCTTGTCTTTAGTTTTCAACACTGGTTCATCCTTCAAACTACTTGACCACACAGGATAAGCTCTGACACCCGCTTTCCAGCACTTCTCAAGGCGATCCATCTCAAACAGAATATCAGCACTGGGTACCCTATCTACCAATGTTCCATTCTCCACAACATCTGTGAAGTATTTCCTCTTAGCACCAAAAATGGGATGGCACATGCTAGTACTCATATTAATTGGGTCGACAAATCTTTCGCCGTCAATCCCTAAAATAGATTCCTTTATTGTAAGTGGTCGTATGTCCCGAACAGAACCTGCTCTAGCTATCAAAGGTCGTAACCAATCTTGCCTCGCGTCTTCC